GAATATATTAAACCCATCGTAAAAAGTATCTTGATTTTTTACGTCGACATAGTCCTTTTCAGAATGTCCCTGAGTGTAATGAAGATGTGCGAATTCCAAATCAGATGCATCTATAACTTTTTCCTCCATGTAAGCAACACAGGTTAATTCGGTGTCGCAGAACATGTGTGCATAAGCTGGATAGTAGATCCACTGCTTGTGATCTAAATAACTCTTTGTGAATATGGGCATAGTTATTAGATACTTTCCAACACCATCGCTCGTTTTAATGATATAGCTTCCTGGCATTTTGGAATAGACTGAATCAATAGCATCATCCCATCCAGGAAAACAGTCGGTGTCATCAGAAAATATAACTATAATATCACCGGTAAAAGAATCCTTTATTCGGTTAATTGCTTGAACAGTATTGGAATTTTGATTGATTAAAAGTTTTATATCAATTCCTAGATTATTTGAATCTTTTTCTATTATAGATTTATACGACTCAATTGTGGGATCATCTTCGTCTATCGATATTATTATTTCTATTCTTTCTCTATTTACAGATCTAGAGATCCAGCTATTAATAACACCGGACATTCTATCTGGTCTGTTTCTAGAGGCTGCTCCTAGTGTTATTTTGTGCATGATTTAATTTTTTTGTAAATGATGTCATCTGCAGATTCTAACACCTTAACTCTGTTTAGATTATCCAGGATTGCAGACATTTTTGATTTGTATAAATCCTCTGATAATATTCCAATATCATTTTTAATATCGTCAAAGAATATTATTCCGTCCTGATTAAAATCTTCAATCACTTTTTTAGTTCCCCAATAAACCGGGATAGTTCCTGTTGCGAAACAGTCTGTTATCTTTTCGGTGTAATACTTGTCATACACTGCATTCTCAAAAGTTATAGAAAACATATAATCTTTTATTGCTGGCAGTTTGGATCTCCACCAATCTTGATTTGGTCCGGATCCTTCACCTATTTTAGGAGATCCGTGTGCACCCCCAAATAAATCTATTCTATCCTTTAATAAACCAGCAACCTCTAATCTTTTATGATGTCCATATGTTCTAGATTTGGCAGATGAAATCATAGAACATATTTTACTTTTTTCATAGATTCCCATCTCTTCGGGTTTTGTCCAGGGAAGATTTGATCCAGGAGGTGCATAAATAAAAAAATCATCGGAGTTTAATAGCTCGTAGTCGCAGGTAAATATTCCAGCATATTTGTTTTTAAACCTTTGTGGGTTTTGAGATATGGTATCGAATATATTAATGGATATTTCTCTAGACTCACAAAGCCATCCAAACTTAAAATCGTTTCTTGGGGTCTGTAATCCGTCTAATATTTTGTCATCTATATAAATAATAGCTTCTGCGTCTTCTGTCGTCCAGTTAAACAACTTAGGGGAAAGATTAGAACACGAAGAAAACTCTGGTGGGAATGGTAATCCCATGCCCTTAATTAAATCCATATTTTTCCTTTTGTTTTTATTCTTATCTTTCCTAAGCCACTATCATAGAAATTTAGGGAATGTAATGGATTATTTCCGGATTCAATTTCTTTCTCTATTTTTAGATCCCAGTCTTTTTCAATCCCATTAACCCCCTCTATTCCTAGAGATATCCTATTGGGACTAGTGAAAGTTGAATCAAAGTCTTGATTAGAGAAATACACCGAACCGCCACTTTCTATATTTAATTTTTCAAACGCCGGTGTTTTAGCCATTTTTTCCAAAGACACATCGAATATAAACTCCACCCTGGAGTATCCCGAGAATGTACCCAGAAATTGTAAAGCAGATTCAAATGAACTTTCAGAATTGTCTTCAAAGAATAATTTATATCTTTTGACATCCTGACTGTATTTCTCCCTGATAGAATCATCTACACCTACTTGGCGATGTACCTGTTGTTTTCCGGTTACCCTTGAATTTCCGTTGTTAATATACTTACCCTGAACAAAGTCGTTCCAATTTTCACTAAGTAAAAAAGCACTATAATTTCCAGATAAAACCCTAAGTACATAATGCTTAAGAGCATCATGATCGAGTTCAATAATTCCTTTAGTATAGCAAGCCCTGCAATGAACTACCCATTCTCTTATAATTCTGAATGCACCCTCTGTGTAGTTAAAGTATAAAGGTGATGCTTTTATACCCTCCATGTTACCGCTGTGTGTAGCCATTCCTATATCGGATTCCACATTATTAAAATCACTGAATGGTAGCCTAAACTGGGTGTCGCAGTCCATCCAGAGTATGGGTCTTTTGTGCTCCTTCAATTTATCCAGGATAAACTCTGGCTTCATTAAGCAATTTGCAGAATAACTTCCTCTAGATTCGGCCTCAGAGATATCATATGAAACCCCAAACTCTCTACATTTTTTAATAAGATCCTTTGCAAATCCTTCATAGTATTTATTATTCTCAAAATCAGCATAGAAGCTAACTATTAGGGGAAGCATTTCATCCAGAAGATCAGAATCATTTGAGGGCGGTTTAGGTGGATTTTTCATATATTCACTATCTTCTTTTTGAGGAACTTCTGGGATATTTCCAAAGACAGTGTTAAATGGATTTCTCAATCTCCTTATTTTTTTCAACGACATAACATTAAGGTTCTTTGTTTTTTATATATCAGCCTTTCTAGAAGCCTGAAAATGCTCTATAACTGGGGGTATATCAGGATACAGTCTTTTAGTATGATCAAATATGTAAGTGTACTCTGGCGGTAGATTATAATACTCCAATTCCTTGCTTTCAGATAATGCTCTTTGCATGTTAGCTTGTTCCCAGGTTTCTGGCTTAAGCTTAACTGCTGGAGTTTTATCGTTCATCTCTATCCAAGTTTGAACGAAAGCTTTTATCTTGTCGTTATTATTAAGAAAGATAGTACCACTTAATGCCTCGTTGGATCTCCACTTGAAGTTTTCTGTCCTATATGCTATATCGCATTCTAGATCTTCGAAAAGACTTGGATAGCTTCTAAAGACTGCATCAACATCAACATAAACTAAGTTTTGTGAAAATCTTCTAAGACACTCCTGAATAAAGTTTGCTTTATAGTGTGTGTTCTTAGACCAAGAACCTAGATTTTCTATAGGCTTTAAAAACAAGGGGAGATTAAAATCCTTGCAAGATTTTTTAAGATTTTCCGAGAGAGATTCGTATTGGTTTCCTAAGGTGTAGTAAGCTATTACTAGAAAGGGGCTCATAAGAGACTATAGATATATTCATAACCCAGGATGTTAATAGATAACAATCTTAGTTGTGTTTTAGCGGAAAGTTTCCAAAAATCAGAAATATTTTTTTAAATGGAGGAATCAAGCCGTTTTTGGGTTATATATTATAGTAGTAAGCAATGAAAAATTTACAACCATATTGGTTTTTACAGGATCCTATTGACGCAGAGCATAAGTATTATATTCTAATGGACTTTTTGCAATCTGTTGAAACAGATCTGGGTGAGAAGAAGTATTCTGAACAAATCCAAAAGATTACCCGTGTTTATAATGACATTAAGAATTTCCAAAAATTTAATAAGCTAAGTGATAGAACAGTTAAAAACATGACCAACGATGAAATAGAGAAGGCTCATGAATTAATTACACTGGTAGACGGGAATGATGAAATAGAGCTAATTCTAGACGGAACCCTAGAGGTATTGGAAAACTTCATGCAAAAAATAAATCCATACTTAGAAGAAATAGAGAAATCCCTAGAATTTAAAATCACAACGAAAAGTTTTTTTCCAAGGACAGGGGATATGTTGTAATGAGGAACAACAAAAATAAAAAGATGAGGATTTACTCCTGGCTGTTTTCCATTATAAAAGTGGATGAAACAGAGCAGGTGGGTTTATTACTAAGTGAACTAATGGATCCTTTACCAAATTACACAAAGTCGGACAGGAAGATATACGGGTTCTTTGAAAAGGAAATCAAAAATTTCTCCAAATACACAGACTGCTTTATTATAGTGGACCTGGAAAAAAGTAAAGGGGAGGATGAAATCTCTTTTGATTTGATCAAGGAAAAATCCATCGAATTTATAGTGAATAACTATAGGGACTACCTTTCTATGCTATGAGATTTTTCTTGAATAGTTATCACACTTTTCAACTGTTGCTAAAAAATCATCGGGCTTAATCCCAACAGATACTGGGGAAAATCCGTCAATTCCAATAACGATCTCTTCGTTTTCGGGATATAAATCTGTATAGGATATTTTAACTTTAGCTTCCGACGGGGAATAATAGACATCGCAGGTTCTTCCTCTATGTTTAAGTCCTTCAAAGCAAAGAATAAATCCATCGGGAAATATCTCTAGTTTGTACTCGGATTTACTCTCCATGTATCTTTCAACATCTTTTATTAGTCCATCCACTCTATCCTGTGACAAATCTAATATATCAGAGATTCTAAAAATCCCACAGCTTTTAAAAACAACATCCATTAATTCCTTACGCTCTCTTCCTGTGTATTCCTTATAAATTTCTGTTAGATCGTGGGTAAAATCATGTTTTGTGTATCCCAGTCTCGGGTCGAAGTTGATAGCAAACTTAAAAGGTGGAACATCGGAAGACCCCCTGTCCTGAGATCCTGCAGAGGTGCTTTCAAATAAACCGCGATAAGTTAGGAGATGTTTCAATTGATGACTTGTTTATGGAGTTATATATCTTTGGTTTTATTATTACGGGTGAGATATATAATAAAAATAAAGTAGAAATGAAAGTCATCAAATATTCAGAATTCAGCAAGGTTAAAATCACTGACGAAGAATACTTCAGAATAGTGGAGGGCTTAGAGGCACACTATAATGACATGTTACAGAAAGGTGAATCTAAAGATCAAATAAACGAAGGTATTTCAGATTTAATTAGCGGATTAGGGGTTAAACTACTTGGTGGATTCGAAGATAGATTAAAAAACTATGCTGCAGGATGGCTATTAGATAAACTAGGTTTACCTAATGATGGTGGATTTATGAGTGAATTTGCTAAAAACATAGTGGAAAACATTTCATTCACTCAAATAGGAAGCTATTTCGGGGCAGGATCTTGTAAATATTGGACAGATGCAATATCAAAGGGATTACTTGAAACCCTAGAAGAAAAAGCTATTTCGGCAATTCTTTCTAGAGGATTGGGCATTAACATCAACTTTGAGTCTGGACTAGGAGGAACATTCGTTGCTTCAACAAGAGAGGCTTTAACTAATTATATCAACTCAACAGACTTTATAAATATGCTAGAAGGTAAACTAGAAGGAGTAGTTTGCGGAGAAGGTACCTCATTTAAAGATATATTTGGAGGAGGAAAATTTTCAGAGAAGGATCTAGCTAAAGCAGCTAAGTCCTCAGAAACAGGAACCGAAGGTGGTACAGGAGGTGGAATATTAAGTCTTTTAGGACTAGGATAATAAAAAAAAGAAAAGATGCATCAAAAAAACGTAAAAAAGAGAGAAATCTTAGAGTTTAAAGACTTCTTAAAGGTTATAGCAGATCCTTGGAATCCAAAGAACTTAAGTAAAGAGGATAGATCCCCATTTCATGAGATTAAGCTTGAGAAGCCTTATGAGTATGTTGGATATGGGGATTCGGTGTTTAAACACCAATCTAAAATAGATTACCCAGGATACGGAGCAACCGAATCCGGAAGAGCTGCTAACATGGGAGAGCATCCTGCAGCACCAGGGGAGTAAAGGTTGTGTTCGCAAAAAAAGATATATACATATAAATAATTCAAAAATGGAAAAAAAGATCTTAAGTTTTGAGGAGTTTTCTAAACAATACGCTGAAGGAACACTTGGACAAGACAATACAGAAATGGATATGGACACTGCAGATACTGTAGACCAAGAGGAGACTGAAACCGACGGAGGTGCAGACTCTATCCCTGCTGACGAAGAAATGGAAGACGAAAACGAAGAAACTGACGGTATGGATTCATCATTTGACATGGAAGACGATTCAGAAGTTGAAGCCGAAGATGATATGGAAGAGGAAGAAGAAGAGGAAGAAGAATATGAAGAAGACATGGAAGAAAACGTTAACGAGGAAGATGACGAAGAAGCCATGGACGAAGAAGATTCTGAATACAATGAAGAAGAAGTTGACGAAGAGGAAGATATGGAAGAGGAAGAAATCGACCTAGACGAGTATAATCAAGAAGAAGATCTTGAAGATGAAGAAGGCGTTAACGAAGAAGATGACGAAGACGAAGATATGGGTGGTCATGAAGAAGAACACGAAGAGGACGAAATGACTGAGGAAGATCACGAGGAAGAAGAATCAGAAGAGATCCTAAACCCTGCTTTTAACAGATTTTTTAATTAATCATTAATTTCAAAGAAAATATCCAAAAGGAGATCCCATAAGATCTCCTTTTTTATTTATTGGGGATATATAGATCAACTAAGTTTTAGATGGATAATTTATTGACCGAACAAGAGGATTTTGTTTTTCAGGGGGCTGGAAAACCAAAGGCTGGATTTAAAAAGCCAATTTCCCTTATTATTTTAACAACCAAGTTGGAGTCCAAGAAAAATACACTTGCACCGACTGTTAAAAAAATGATGGAGAAATCTAGTTCTCTGGGATTTAAATGTATAATCATCAACACCTCCCAAGGTGAAATAGAAAAAACAGAGTCCGGAAGCTTCTTTATTAGAAACAAGGGAAGTCAAATAAAGCATGAGATTGACATTAAAAATGCAGTTGTCCTTGCTAGAAGGTCTTCTATAAATTCCACTGCAGCAGTAAAATTCTTTGAGAAATTAGAATCCCTGGGATTCGTGTCTGTTAATTCCCCTAAAGCAGTTCTTCTTTGCGAGGATAAACTGGACACAGTCCAAAAGCTTCAGGAAAAAGGAATACCAACCCCTAAGACTGCTTTAATATCTTCAGAGGATGATATAGAAAACGCTATCAATAAAGTTGGCGGCAAATATCCAGTTGTTGTTAAGACACTAAGCGGAACCAAAGGTATCGGCGTATTTCAGATAGATTCTAAAGAATCCCTTATATCCACACTTCAAACAATGTGGAAGCTTTCTCCAGAAACTGAATTAATAGTTCAAGAGAAGATAGAAGCTGATTACGATTTAAGAATACATGTTGTTGGAAGCAGAAACTCCACTGGCGATGGTGATAATTACACTATCATAGCTTCCATGAAAAGAAACAGAGTAGAGAATGACTTCAGAACCAACGTTTCATTGGGGGGAATAGCAGAAGCAGTGGAAATTCCAAAAGAAATAGAAAAAATCGCAATAGGAGCTGCTAAAGCGACTGAATGCTCTTGGTGTGGTGTAGATATTATCATAGGTAAAAATAGTGGCGTACCGTACGTTCTAGAGGTGAATGCATCACCAGGAACAGATGGTATCGAACAAGCAACAGGACTGGATGTGACCGGAATCATTCTAGAATTCATTTTAAACAAAAAGAACTGGAACTATCCTAGAAAAATGGTAGGATTCAGAGAAATCTTTGACGTCAAAGGCATCGGTAAATTCATTGGAAAATTGGATACTGGAAATGGTGCTATTGCATGTTCTCTTCATGCAGATTCTTCTGAAGAATCTTCGGATGGATTTTTAAACTGGACAGTTGGTGGTAAATCATTCAGTAATCGAATAATGGAATATTCTCACGCAGAAGTTGGAGATCAAACCGATAAAAGACCAGTTATTCTACTAGACATAGAATTTGGGAAGATGGTTTATAAAAAAGTGAAATTCTCTGTTGTTGATAGAACAAACAAAAGCACACCAATGCTTATCAATAGAGGATTTATGGAAATAGCTGGTTTAGTGGTAGACGCAAGTAAAACCTTCCTATTAACTGATGAGCCTGAAGATTATTCTCCACTTAATGCTAAGGGTGAACCCCTAGCTGGAATAGAGCTTTATTAATAGCTTCCTTTTTCTAAAAATTCTACGTATCCCTTTTTAAATCTTTCAATAGCTTCAATCCTATATTCCATTGGATCTTTCACTATTTTTTCATTTTTAAGTGGGTGTTTTTTACGATCTATAACAGAATCTGGTACTAATCCTCTAAAGGTCTTTTTGAGAATTGTTTTATGCTTTCTTAATTCCATTGGAAGATTTAAAGCCATCTGTAGTAATTCCAGATTTAAAAAAGGATTTCTAAGTTCTAATGTGTGAGCCATACTCATTTTATCAAGTCTTGGTAAATGATAGTATGTTAATTCGTGGAAAACATCAGATCCCTGAGAATCGTACTCGTCTATTCTTCTATAACCCCCGAACATTTCGTCTGCACCATCCCCGGATAAAACTATGCGGGTATCTGTGCCTTTCTTGATAGCATCAAATAAAAGGTATTGTGGTACCACGCTTCCTAAATCAATGGGAGATTCATTCCATTTGAAATATAGCTCATCCAGATTCATGCTACTTTCATCCATTGTGTATTCCAACTGATTTACCTTGACGTCCCAGTACTTCTCACATTCCCTAACGTAATCATTGTCCGGTCCATTGTTTATGGTATACCAGCTGACATCTGCACCCAGCTTAAGGAGTAATCCCCCTATGATAGAGGAGTCCAATCCGCCAGAGAGTAGTATGGATATCGGATAGTCTAAGCTTAACAGCCTATTCTTTGTCGCTGCTTCAATTTTATTCCATGTCCAATCTAGTAACTCATCTTCAGAATTAAACTCAAATTTGGGTGGTTTAAATGAGAAATAAGGGCCGTACGTTTTCTTAAAATCAGGAGCAGCAAAATTCCATTGATAAAAGTAATTTGGTTTGATCTTTTGGATATTCTCAAATGGTGTGGATTCATTGGGAACATATCCCCATTTTCTCACACCTCCCATAAAGGATGAATCCAAAAATGAGTTTCCATTGATAAGACCCTTCATTTCTGAGCAGATTTCACCTAGGTCGTTATAATATAGGCATTTCTTTCCTAATGGATCAGTGAAGCAAATAACACTCTTAGCTTTCATGTCAACCAGACAAATAGCCCAAAAACCGTCCCAGCTCTTAATATGTGGCTCATACAAAGCGCTAAACATTTCAACCGATGAAAAGTCTAGGCAAGTTGAAAAAAGACTAGCTAGATATGCCGTATCAGAGTCATATAATTCTGTGGGATAATTAAAAATTTCCCCGTTGAATAAAAGATACTTATCCTTTGCTATTTCAACCGGCTGAATCCATCCATCGCCAACCGCTGTTTGGATAGGTAGCCTGTGGTGGCATAGGGTTAAACCAGAAGCATCAGAGTGGGTAGAAAATTCTATCCCTCTGTGAGCAATAGAATTAATCCTTGCTTGTGAAGGATTATGAGCAATTAGGATTCCACACATTATTTTAAATTCTTAATTATAGTTTGAAATGATGCTAGAGATTCAGCATCAAATTTATTCTCTATTCTAAAGATCTTAACCCCGCCATTTTCGATGTAATCAAATAGCTGTTCGAATAGCTCTGTCTCCTGTGGTATTTTTTCGTCCATGTAATCCCACACATCCTTTTCTCTTTTCTCTGGGGAAGTACCCTTAATATGAAAGAATATAGTATTTCTAAAAAGATCTTTCTCTAGCATGTAATCGAGCTCGTCTAGTACTGATCTTAATTTTACCCTGTTATTTAATACTCCCCATACGGAATTGGTTATAACCCCTCTATCCATTATAAGATGAGGGAGAAACCCATCTCTGTTCAATTGTTGAACCATTAGTTCTTTACCCAATCCTAGGTGGTGTGTCTTCTCACCTTCTGCGGGAAGATCTAAAGAAGTGTACAGTCCATTAAAATCGAACTTGAATACTGGGATCCAGTTTTGGGAATTAATAAAAAATGTTTTTCCCGACTTTCTGGCTCCTTCTATAACAAAAAGGGACATAAAATTTATATTTTATATCCCCAAATGTACTAAAGTTTCTAGTAAATGTTATGAAAGAACTGATGCAAATTTCTTTCTAAATGTATCGATATCAGTGTTTACTGATCCGTACCAGGAAGAAAGCTTATTGGCTAAGTGCTTATCTAGGCTTGTCTTATAGGTGATTTGAAAAGCTTTATTTAAGATAGCTATTGTGCCTTCGCTCCATCCTTTATAATCCTTACACGCTTTTTCTGGATTAAATTGAAACTGGGAAAATGCCTTCGAAAACTTAAAAGGAATTCCGGTTTTCATCAAAGATGTTATTTTATCCTTGCTGCCGTCATCTCCTATAAATTCGTCTTTTGCAACATCATAGGATCCCATCATAGAATCGAATTGTCTTAAAGCTAGTCCGTTAGAATAAAATCTCATTCCAGTAACTGTTGCTATCGCCATCTGTCCATTTTTTCCATAATTTGGGTTAGGGACAGCTCCTAAGGTTTTTAATTCCTTTATAGCCGATTCCTTGTTCCATTCCTCCTTTGCTTTACTTATTGCATCGTCGATTTGTTTTTGAACCTCTTCTCTAGGTAACTTAGGTGTTTCTTTTGTTATCTCTTTAGATGCGCTTTTTAATGCTTCCTTACTTTTGCTAATATCCTCTTTTGTTACCTTTCTTGGCCCGGATTTTCCTCCACCGCCTTCACCAGATCCTGCTTTATTATAAGCGTCCATGTTAAACTCTCCTTCGAAAACGAATGATTCCTTAACCGCTGATAATTCATTTACCAGCTCCTGTGTAATATCTGAAGATTTATCTGTTAATCCAAATCCACCCTTCAGTTTAATTATTAATTCTGCTGTAGAATTACCAAATTTACCATCTGCACCAAATTTAGCAAATTTCTTATATATTGGATCGTTAGCTAATTTGCCCTTCATCTTCTTAATGATTAACTCCTGAACCGGTTTAACTTGATCACTTTTAGTTCCTTTCTTAATCGGAGCTTCAATCTTAATATCAGAGGTTACGGTTTCTTCAACTTCTACTCTACTCCAAGTTTTTGTTTTAGCGTCCCATTTATAATCTAATCCGTCCTGACCCTTTTGGATCTCCCCGTCTTTCTTTCCTGGATTTTTTGGTTGTGATTCTCCTTTTACCTTATCAGCCTGTGCTTTATCTGATCTTTCTTTTTCGATATCTGCAGAGAAAAGATTAGCTCCTTTTTGAGCTAAGTCTGACAATGCAGCAAACTGTGAATCACCATCTGTGATAAACTTAGCAACCTCTGGAGTTGCAACTTCTAAAGTTTTGGATGTTCTTAATGATTTTTCCTCTTCAGCATAAGTTTCATCATATGATTTTTTCTTAGCATCGAATAGATCTACTAAATTATCAATCTGCTTATTTAAATCATCAAATTGTACATTCTTTAATTCTGCTTTATCAACCGATAATTCATCTTGTATAGAAACCAACGTGTTTGCTATCTTGTTAAATTCCTCAGCCATTGCTAATGATTTAAAATTAGCTTTAGCTGGATCTCCAAGTCTTCCTCCTATTTGATTTAAGACGTTTGAAAGATTTGCCTGTAGTGCTTCTATCTTAGGTCTCGCCGCTCTAGCTGCTCTTCTTGCAATTCTATCTTCTTTGGCTTCGTTAATAACTGTATTAAATGTGTTAAAGTCAACACAGATTTTATTTTGAATTAATCTCTCTACAACCGAATTATTAGCCAATCCTTCTTTTACAACCGGCTCACCCCATTTAGTATCTGTGATTGTCTTGTTCTTTTCGAAAGATGCAGTAAGTGATGCAACGAATTTACCAATCGCTGCTTTCATCATTGCCTTTTCTGTTTCACTGATCTTAGCTTGTCCACTCTCCTCTTGTTTTTTAACATATTCATTTAAGCTTTTAAAAGCTTGTGTGTATAACTGAAATCCAGTTCTAAAAGAATCTCTCCAAGACTCTAAATGCTTAACAAGTCTTTTATCTTCCTTAGCACCCAATCCAAAGAATGCTGTTGCTTCTGCTTTAACTGTGTTAAATAGAGCTTCCAATTGAATACCTGGTGTTTTCGTGATGTCGATGGAATTCTCAATGGTCTTTAGCTTGTCAGTAAAGGTTTTCATGTATTCTGTCTTAACCGGTGTTTTTGGATAAGTTTGAATAGCATTTGCATATTGAGCAACGAGCTTAGTTCCTAACTGGGACATAGCCTTCATGTAGTCACTGAAAATAGTTCCCTTCACCGCACCGTCCTGCTCGGAGATGCCTTGTGGATTTTCGTAGTCATTCACTTTTTTAAGCAAGCTTTCAAAAAGCGGGTTATAGATGTTATTTTTCATCTTTCTTTTATATTATATGTTTTTTAATCTGTTTTTTAACATCGACATCTTATTGTCTATAGAGACGTTAGCCTTCCTATATATATTTTTCATTTCTTCGAACTTCTCCCTAGAAAAGTTAAAAGTTGGAATATCTCCTGATCTGTATGCCCTGTTTTTTAATTCTCTAATGCTCATAGATTTTTTTCTATAATCATCAGCTAATTTCCATTTTAGATCGTTAGCATCGCTTAAAAGCTGAGCTATATCTGATTTAGGTAATCCCTGGATTTGACTAACAAATTCTTTCAAAGGAAGATCAAACATTCCTAGATTACTTACAGTGTCATCCTCGTCATTAGAATCATCAAATTTAACTCTCTGAACCTCCGAATCTAATGTTTTCCATTGATTATAAAAGTCCCTCTCATAATCACTGTCTTTGAATTTTTTGGCTTTCTCATATGCATATTGGGCAAGTTCTGTGTCAGCTAGCATCTTTTGCTGGTTGTAAAAATTAGCAAGTGAAGGATCCGATCCGCATATTTCATTAACTTCTTTCATGATGAAATTGATCTCACCATTCTTAGCTAATCTTAAAGCCTCAAGAGCCCTTTTATTCATTAATGCCCTTTGTTTAGAACCTACATCTTGTGCTTTTCCAGATTCTGCTGAGAATATATTATAGTTTAATTCATCTGATTTATTGATAAACTCTTTTTCTGCATCTTTCATCTTAGAGATCTTATCCAGAATAGCTCTTTTACTTCCTTTTAGGAATGACCCTATTTTTCCAAAGATGTTCTTTAGAAATCCCTCGTTTAGAGAATTATCAGATATGAAGTCAGAATACTTCTTCATTAGGCTGCTTTTTGTATTTCATCCTCTACTACTTCTAAAGCAGATTCAATTTCTTTTTTCTCCTTGGAAAGATCTTCGGAAGGCCAGGTATAGTATTTAATGTTTGTAACTGCTTTTTCTAAATTTAAAAGATAAGCAATTGCTTGATTAGTTTCTTTTCCTTTTTCTTCGTCAGATGTTGATATCTGTGATATTTTACTTTTCGCTTCTTCAACATATTTAGAGATCTTGCTTACCTTAGATTCAAACGTGTTTTTCATAGCATTATAAGCACCCTTGTTCATCTCTTTGTTATGGGAAAGCTCTTGGATTCGGTCTAAAGATTTTTCAGTGTAGTCCTTAACATCTTTTAATGATGCCATTATCTCTCTGTGATATTCTTCAAGAATATTTTCTATCTTATTTGGAGACATGCTAGATAATTCGTCGCTCGCACCAATTTCTCCTTTTTCCTTTGTTAAATTCTCTTTTGCTTTTTCAAGATCTTTCTCTGCATCCTTTGGAGTACCAAGAATCTTTTGAATATCCTTTAAGTATTCAGCATCATCTTCTTGTGTGACAAGTTTCTTTTTAAAATCAGCTCTTAATCTTTTTGTCTCTACCGCGTCTTGTGCTCTTTTAAGATTGTAATACTCACTTCTTCTTTTATTTTTGTTTGTTAAAACGTCAACCTGTTTTTCCAAGCTGTCCATGATCGAACTGTGGGAAGAAACTAAATCTCTGATTAATTTTTCAATCTTGTTTAATTTAACAACGTATTGATCTGTTTCTGATTTATCTGCCTTATCTTTTTTTAATTGGCTAAGAGCAGTGCTTAATTTATAGAACTTAGATTCTGCTTCGTGTTCGTCGTTAATAAATTTAATTTCTTCATTTTTTAAATCTCTTAGAAGTTTGTCTATCTTTGAAATACCTCCTCCTAAATTTTTAGAAAAAAAGTTGATAATCTTATCACCTAGTGATTCTTTGATAGCATTTAAACTTTCATCCAAATCCTCAACGTCCTGCTCGGAATATCCTTTTTGAATTAATTTTGTTTTTGCAATATCAATATCTCCATAAGATTCTATTAATGCTTCTTTGCAATCACTATATGATCTGAAATTTTCAACAAGCTTCATGTGTCAACTTTTTCTTTATATATCCCATAATCAATATGAAAGACAATAAAAAAAGCCCCTGATCTCTCAGAGGCTTTTTATTAAAGGTTAACTTAATTAAGATTAAGCGATACCAGTTGCAGGTACAGTAACTTTTAAAGTTAAGTACATTGTTTGAGGATGGTGTCCAGCCTCTACTAGAGCGTATCTAGATTTAACTGCAATTTTAGGTGACATTGTACCTTCAGAGATAGTCTGAATTGATTCAGCCATCATGTAAGGCATAAACTTCATACCTGGTTCGTCATCAGCACCTTTTCTTCCAACTAATACTCTCGTATCGCCGAAAGACATGTTTTGGTCAACATAAACGGTCATACCAGCGATTGAACCAACTGGATATAAAGTACCGTTATTTTGAGTTAACGTGTTTGTGAAAGGAGCAAATGTGAATTGAGAGATATCTTGTAAAGCAGAAGCTACTTGAGAGTTAGTAACGATGAAGTTAGCAGGTCCTCTTCTTCCTCTGTTTGCTACTACGTTAGCAGCAGCCAAGATTCTTGAGAATAATCTTCTTTGTACAGTTGATTGGTTCTCGTATCCACCTGTAGCGATATCGCCTGGTGTGTAGATTGTTAAAGATGCATTATCTTTACCAATGTAAGATGCAGTAGAAGCACCGCCAGATCCGATCTTTAAGTTGATGTTTAAAGATGCAGCAGATGCACCACCTAATTCTGTGTTAGCAAACTCAGAGTGGTTAGACCATCCTAAAGCAAATGCTCTAGATAAGATGTGCTTGTTGATCGCTTGAGAAACCTCATTAACAAGTGCGTTCTCGATCATAGAAACTACGTCGATACCGAATTGCTTGTTTAAGTCTTGGATTTGCTCAGTTGTAACAGAAGCAGCAACTTGGAATGTACCAGCCTCTACAAACTTAGTGAATGTAGAAAGACCTAATGACTTGAAGTAAGTGCTTTCTGCAGTTCCTCTTGACATTGGATCGTAAGCTTTAGTTCCGTCTACATAAGGACCAGACCAAGTACCGTCGTTAGCAACGCCAGAACCAGTGAATCCTTGTACGTGATCTTCTAAAGTTTTAACTAATTGAGCAGCACCGTTTGCATAACCTACTGTTGCAGAGATTGTGTAAACGTTTGTTCCTGTATTTAATGAACCAGAGTAGATAACTGCGTCTGCATCGATTGCGTTAGCAATAGAGAAACCTGTAGTTACTGCTACTACTTGGAAAATAGGGAAACCGTCAATTCTTGAGTTACCAACGAATTTACCAGCTACTAATGCACCTACACCTGCAGAGTCTAAGTCTTTTGTTGAAGAAAGACCAGAAGCACCTAAAAGGTAAGTTGTTCCTACTGTTAAGTTAGTAACAGGAGAAGCTGTTGTTGTTGGAACTTTAATTAAGTCTGGAGTGTTTGCTGTGTATGGAGATACAGAGTCAGTACCAGATAATTTACCGCCAGCGTAAACATAGTCTAAGTATGATAATACGCCTGTAGGACCGCTCATTGGGATAACTGGAACGATATCAAAACCTACTGTTTTAGCAGCTACTTGAATAGCTAAAGGTAAAAGAGAAGGGAATTTATCGCCAGAACCAAGACCAGTTCCTGCATAAGATCCACCTGCATAGAAACCAGCAGGACCGCCAGATAAACCTACGTTAGAAGCAGGAGATACTTGGCCCATACCGTTTAATACGCCTAAAGAGTTATACGCTCCGGCAGATTCGTTTAATGAGTGGTAATGACAGTATTTAGTTAACCAGTCTAATTTACCTCTCTCTTGAATACCTGTTTTGCTTTCCAAGATTGGTGCCCAGGTATCATAGATTTCATGTTGATTGATAAGTTGCATTTTTATAAAAAATGTTATTTTTTAAATCTAGCTTCTAAAGCTTCAGAAAGATTATCTAGATATTCTCTAGAAACCGCCTTTGGCTGAGGAGCTGCGATTATTTGGTTTTGGGATTCGTCTATTCTTTCGATATTTGCCTTGGTAACTGCGATACCTCTAGTAGCCCAGAAATTCTGGATTTGGTAAGGAGTATCCAATTTATGAAACTTGCTTTGAGCTAATATAGAAGCCTTTTGAGACTCGTTCATATTCTCCCAAGAAGTTTTGTATTTTTCTGGCATTAAATCTAGGAATTTTTCTCCGGATTGATTTTGTTCAACCAAAGCTTTACCCATAATTTCAATTACCTCTTTTTCGGATGAGTAATTGCTTTCATTTAAGGATTTAGCGACCTTTTGTTTTTGGCCTTCATGCAGTGATAAGAATTCTCTTTGTCCTTGTTCGCCCATAAGCTTTAAGAAAGGATAGTTCTTATTTTCTGCTATTTCTTCTGTCTTTTGTTTACCGACAGTGTTCAATAAATTGTCAATTTTAGAAGAGATCTCTGTGTAATCTCCTGCATATCCTGAAGTTCTTGTGTTTTCAGAAATTGCTTTTGTTATTGCTTCTTTTACCTCTCCAGTTCCAGAAGCTGCATTTACAGATTCAGCGATGTATTCTGCATAGCTAATGTTGTTAGCTAATTTTTCAGCAATGTATTCGCTGTAATGAACTGTCTTATCTAGGTTCTCACCAAGATAATCAGAATAAGCTAAACCTTTGTCTAGGTTTTCTGCTAAGTATTCAGAGTAAGAAATGTTCTTATCTAATTTCTCAGCTAAGTATTCGCTATAAGCTAAACCTTTGTCTAGGTTTTCTGCTAAGTATTCAGAGTAAGAAATGTTCTTATCTACGTTCTCAGCAAGATACTCAGAATAAGAAATGTTCTTATCTAAGTTCTCAGCAAGGTATTCGCTATACTTAATGTTTTTGTCTACGTTCTCAGCTACATATTCTGCATAAGCGATAGATTGATCAACTTTCTCTGTTAATCCTTTAACTGCTGTAACATTGTGGTCAACGTTTTCTGCAATATATTCAGAATAAGAGATGTTGTGGTCTAAGTGCTCAGCAAGATATTTTGCATAAGAAATAGATTTGTCTAGGTTCTCTGCAAGATACTTAGAATAGGAAACTGAATCTTCTAGATTCTCAGCTAAGTATTCACCATATTTGATAGATGCCTCTAGGTTTTCTGCTAAATAATCAGCATACTTTTCTAATTTACCAACTCTTTCCTCAAGAGAAGATGATTCTGTTATTTTGGAAGATTCTTTAACCCCTTTCAATGATTCAATAGACCCTTTAATAGTGTCCATTTCCTTTTTGATTAGTTTAGAATATCCATTCATTTCTTCCGCTGTAACGAAATTATTTTCCATGATTAAACTCTTATTTGGCTCCTTATCTAGAAGCTTTTGTATCTTATCTTGATCTTTGATTCTATATATCTTAAAATTTGAATCATTTTCTAATCCTAAGCTTTCGTTCATTAAAGGAAGCCCCTTTAAAATAGACTCTGCCATGCTCTTTTCTTCTAGGTTATAACCTAAGCTTTCATACACTCTTTCAAGTTGGGCATTTTCAAATCCAGGATCAGCAACTAGATCATATGTGAAAATCTTCTTGATTTGCACTTTTTTGTTCTCCATTACGTTACCTGCTGCTCTTGATGAGATAGAAACTGGAATACCAGCATCAACTAAAGACTTAGCTATTTTACCAGCTGGTGTGTCTAAAAGTCTAACCTTAATTCTAAGGGTTCTATCGTCTTGACTGTAAGCAAGCTCTTCAACTAGGTGTGAAATATTCTTTAAAGAAACATCAAACTCTTTAGGGTGATCTAATTCACCTACTAATCTTTTTTGTTCGATCTTTTCTTTAAGGTATTGTAGATGTGGAAGATATTCTCTTTCCTCATATATTCTTTGGTTGGAGTTCTCCTTTCCAAATACTGCTGCTATACCTTCAAGATAATATTCGTTACCATTCTTCTCGGTCTTCAGGTTGTGTGAAGATTTTTCCAAGACTAAAACGAATTCAGGATTAAGACTCATTCTATTTTATTTATTTTACTATATATCTCTATTACTGAGGTTTGTTTATTGAAGCAGGCTTAGAATCGGCTTCGCCTTCCTCTCCTACTACTTCTCCATCCTCATCTATTTCTGCATAACTACCTTCTACATGAGCTTGTACATATGATTGAGGCAATTTAGAAATATTATCTGAAAGGTTTGTTTCGTTTCTCTCTAATGCTTCTACGAATCTTAATGTTTCAGCTTTTGCTAAATCCCAGTCAACATCAGAAAGACTTCCTAGTGGGGAAAGTGCTTTTACGTTAGGGTAACCCTCTACATCTCCCATTTTAGCACTTACGCTATTGATGTCTGCTACTAGATCTTCTCCCTCTGATTCTTCGTAGAATCTTTTTAATTCTGCCCATGCTGAAAGTGGTTTATCTGAATCATCTACTGTCCAAGCCCCTTTAATTATAGCAAGAAGCTGTGTGATTGATGCCCAATCGTCGTCGCTAACATATCCGTCTAATGTATTAACAAAGCCTTTTGCTATTCCCATTATTACATTTCTTTCGATGTATCCCTCTACTGTTGTTACCACGAAAGTATCTCTTCCTGATAAAAAGTCAAGAGCTGCAGATCCTACTGTTCCGCCTAAAAGACCAGCTGCTGTTCTTTTTGGAATTGGTATTTTTTTGTATTTTACAAAAAACATTCTAGTAAGTCCTGCTAATTGTGATGAAGCAGTTTTTCTAGTCCCAATCGTTGCTGCCGCTCTAGTTACTGCTGCATTACCGGCAATTTTTGCAGCAAGTTTTTTTGCTCCTACTTTTGATGCTGCTCCTGCTCCAAGGGATCTAAGTCCGGAAGATCCAGCTTTTAATAAGTATCCAGATCCAGGTATAGCAAAGCTTAATGCTGTTATTACTATTTCTTTAGACCAAAAACTTAATAAGCTTTCGTCGAAAGATATTGGATAGGATCCTGTATTAACATATTTAAGTCCTTTCCATTCTTCTCTGGTAGGTATTGGTTCTTCACCTCCAGTAGCACCGGTAGCACCAGTAGCACCTGTTCCTCCAGTAGGATTCGGTAAAGGAACTACGCTATTTAAACATGCTTGATCTATTTGTCCAGAAGAATAAGTTCCACAGATACAATCTGCTAGGGATTTACTTCCTGCAGCTTGTACATCCTCTTCGATTGAATACCCTGCTTCTGATAAAACCTCAGAGAAATCGGAGAACGATAAAACAGGCATACCCGTTTTGTGCTCTCTTTCAAATATTTTATTTTCTACTATTTTAGAATCAGCTTTAATCTCTAATGAATCTTTTACTGCATCTGGGGCTTGGAATGTTTGTTGAATCACACCCCCCGCCATTATAGTATTATAAATATCCTGTGTTAATTCTCCAGAAGGATTAAAAGCAGATGACTTAGTCATATATGCATATGCTATGTTTGCTAGTTTAGCAGTTACCTTTCCGTATCTTCCGTCTGCACCACCTGCTCTATTAAGTATATCAGCAATACATCCTCCCATGCTTATTAATTTACCTTGTAAAGTAGCTACCTCAGAGCATTTAGATGCTCCTATAGCAACAGGGAATGTACAATTCTTTGTCGGTTTTGGTGGTGTTGGTGTTGGAGTCATTCCTCCCCCGCCTCCGCCTCCGGTATTAGTGTTGGTATTAGTATTAACCACTGGAACGTTATTAAACACACAGGCATTTTTTGCTGTGTCAAATGACATATTAGGAGGACAAATAACTGGTGCATTTGTCGGTGCCGGAATATTTGATAACTTATAGTTTAATTTTCTAAATTCTTCTCTTTGTCTGATTATTTCATTAACAAGATTTTGTGCCTTAACTCTATAATCTTTTGCTTTCATCGGACCAGAAGCAGTTTGTAATTTTCCCATTTGGAATAATCCTCTTCTACCGCTAGAAATTGCTAGATCTTTTGCTTGCTCTAGATATTGCTGGGATAATTGAGAGAAGTTCTGAACCTCTGAATTTCCTGCTAGATTTTTACTTGCCATGGCAGAAGCAGTTTCTCCCTTGAACGAAGTTGCGCTATCTAAAAGATTCTTAGATAATTGTGTGTACCATTTGTCTGCTAAACCATCTTCAGAATCTCCTTCTTCACCAGTTAACTTCTCGTTGTCCTCTGTTAGATATCTGCTAACCAAACTTTCATTCTTTTGAAGTTCAACCTCAACTGACTGAAAACTAGCTATTGTAGATCCCATTAAAGCTGTCATTTTATCAACAACCTTTTGTAATCCCTTAGCGTCTTCGCCTACTGCAGTTTTTAAAGTTGCAAATAATTGATCCAAATATGATTTAGATTGAGTTAAAGCAGCTGCTTGATTTTTATCAGTCGCCGCCATTAAGTCTATTCTTTTTGCAAATTCTGCCTTGATACCATCAAGAGAGCTAGCTTGCAAAGCTTTTTCCATGTATGCCTTAAATCCGTCAGGTGTTTTAACTGCCTCGTCTGTTCCATTAACTATTAGGTTGACGAATGTGTCATAAACTGCTCTAACTAGTGCATCTATGTCTATTTTAGTCTCTGCCTCAAAAAGCTCTTGCTTCATTGATTCGAAAATAGGATTGTATCCTTTGTAAATTCCTGACATTTTTAGGTTTTTTTATTCGTTATAAATTTCTTCGTAGGCTCTTGATATAAGATCTATGAGATTCTGTATATATCCTTCATTTCTGAGCTTTTTAAACACTAAGTTTTCGACGGAGAATTCCCCCCTCTCTGCAAGGCCATCTTTTCTCATTTTCATGATTCTGGATTTAACCTTTTCTGCATGTTCGTAAAGCTCTCTTGGTGATATTTCTGGGTCTTTGTTTTGAAGCTTAGATTCTAATTGATTTATATCATTTACTATTCCTTCAAACTTTTTTTGCACATCCATCTCGTCTATTTGAGGTGGATTATATTGTGGAACCCTGATCCATTCATTGTTTAGAAGGGAAAATAACCCAGATGCCACGTGCGGTTCATTTACGTCTTGAAGGTATAACTCAACGTCATGCCCTCTAAGAACTATGTTATGTCTTAGATTCCAGATGAATCTCTGCCCGTCTATTCCCTTCTTAACTAGTGCAACATCTGGGTTAATCTTAGAAAAATCTATTAAGATATGAACATCTAAATCTGATTTAGGTGTCCAGTTATAGTTTGCTAAAGATCCTGTTAATTGGATATCGGAGATCGGTATCTCCAATTTGAAGATCTGATAAAACTCGTTTGCTATCTGAAGTAGCTTCTCTCTGATGGATGGGTCGAACTGAGAGTTGGACCAAAAAAGGTTATTAAGTTCATTCTGATAGAATTCACCCTCATTTAAAATCCACTGTTTAAAATTCTTGATACGACTAGCCACCCGGATATTTTATTGTATATATCCGGAAAGGTATTTACGCTATTCGAAAGAGAAGGATTCGTAGCACTTTATAAGGTACTTTACGTCCATTTCGCAGTATTTCTTGATCTCTTCTATTCTACCCTGATAAAAATAGGGATGAACCATGGATCCGTCCATTTCGTCTTTGGGAGATTCGTGTCCAAAGACAGAACACATCAGATCCAAAGATGAATGAGTTTGTCCATACCCGCCAAAGGCAAAAACCTCAGAAATATCAATTACTGGTGAATCCCAGGGTTTTCTATTTAGTTGGCCAATAAGGGGAGAAGGATCTATCTTGTTGATAATCATTCTTTTACCAACAAACGGGATGTCGAAATTCTTGATAGTGTGTCCACCTAGCTTCCATCCCTTGGTTACTGCATTATTGAAAATCTTATTAGCATTGGAAAGAATCTCACTTTCTTCTCCTATTAGGGATTGAATCTTAATATCATCACCACTGTATGCTCCGAAGCTAATACAAACTATTTTAGCAAATTCTGGATGTAAAGAAGATTTGTCTAACCATAACTGATCCGGTGTAGAATCCTTGTATTCATCCCCTGAATTCTTTCTGAGCCACACACATCTTTTTTCCCAGATCTTTGCAAGTCTAGGATCGGCTGATACTAGATCAGAAAATGTCTCTTGTATACCTGCAGTTTCTATGTCAAAATATAGAATCTTCTTAAGCGTGTCTTTACTTATCATATTAGCCATTTTTTGTCGATCCAAAAATTACGATCTTGTTTATCTTTAATAGGTACGCAATTTTCTTTGTTAAAATAGAATTGCATCCATGCTTGAAATTCTTTGCTTTTCTTTTTTTCTAAATCTGCTTGATTATACCAGTCTTTGAATTGCCCACCCCCGAGTTCATATGATTCAACAATTATTTTTTCAGTTATATTAAAAAATTTTTCACCAGAGCTGGTGATATAATCTCTGGCGGATAATCTTGGATCCAAATCTATTCTACCCAAAATCTCAGCTCTTAGATAATTTCCAACCCCGTTAAAATATTTCTGATTCATCATGACCTCAAAGATAGGTTTTTCAAACATCCTATCCTTAGCCAAATTTTCCAATATGTTTTTTTTAAAAAGCTCTGTTTCCTGAACCGGATCATTTCCTCTCTTTTCATTCCATCCCCTCCAATCCCAGCGGGCAAATCTTCTAACATCATTCATTCCTAATACGCTGCCATCACAACCCATAATCATAAGGTGAGTGTGCTTGGGTATTTCAAACATGTTCTTCGAATAATTCCAATTACCGCTCATTCCCATGGTAAAAACCAGGGGCTTAATATCTGTTATATCAGAATATGAATAATCCAAGTTTATAAACCTAAGCATTAGCTCCTTTCCGCGGGAATAAGCTTTAAGCTGAAAATGATCGAAGGGAATAACTAGACTTGTTTTGCTTTTGTGTTCTGGATTTTTAGATATGCCAACAAAATAATCAACGTCAGATGCAACACTGTTGATAAACTCCGACATAATTCTCACTTCGCTGATTTCTGGCATATTCCCATTTGTTTTTACAAATATAGAAGAAATCCTCGATACAATAAAATGTTATGGCTCTGGGAGTCTGTTATCGAAGACAAAATCAAGTTCCAAACCGAATGGTTTAGTTTGATCTCCGTTGATCTGTGTGTTACCCGGCAGGTAGATAAAAATAGGATTAACAGTTCTTTTCCAGGTGGATGCTGCTAGGAATAGAGATTCGTTGAGGGTAAGGTTACCCTGATTTGTTGGGTACGATGTTGATCTGAAAACTATAGGGATTCTGATTTTGTAGAAAACCCCAGGTAAAAGATCTTTAACTGAAAACAGGCTTGGCTTTTCGTCATTCACTACCGCCAATCTTGCTACATCCTCTGAGGTAAATAATTTTTCTATCTTTCTACAGAAGTCTTCCATGGTTCCTCTTCTATCACCCTTTGCCCCTCCTATATGTAGGATAACAGGGAATTCTTGATACTCGAGGACAGTAAAGCTTTTGACAAAATTTAGGCAGGTTACTATTTGACTGTGTGCAGCATTTATTTCATCTGGTGAATCCGACGTTAGGTATTTTTTACCCTTTATATAGATTGCTAGTCTGATACCTTTCTGTATGTGTGAATTTATAGATTGTCTCACATCACCATGCACTTCAAAATCTAGAACATCAAAATCATCATCGGATACTTCAAAGATAAAGCACTTGTATCCGAGATTAATTCCCTCTGCTATTTTTCTTTCCAGAAATTCATAGAAAGAAACTGTGTATGTTGATTTCTTACCCTTTTTAGGGCTAAGAGGAAATCTTATTAATAACCCCGTCTTTTGGTCGCTCATGACTATTATAATTTTTAAAGACTAGATAGTTTCGAATTCTTCCAGTGTCATTTTGGGCCAGGACTCAATAAGACTCGTTTTTGAAAGGTTAGCAATTTTAATTCCTTTCTCCGTCAATGCCTTTCCCAAATTGGAGTATTGCTCTTTTATTCTTTCTATTTCTCTCATGATTTGGTGTCTTCCTGTTTCGCCAAAGAAATGGTTCTCTGTGAAATCCACTCCAACCAAAGCTATTTTTTTAGCTCCCATTTGATATGCTATAACAATAGCCATGTATGGAGAATTTGTGGTGTAATCTATGAATCCATAATTATCTAGATCAATCCCTTCGTACTTTCCGAGATTAACAACTATTCTTCTTTCTGGATTATCTATTGGCAGATTGCTTAAATGTGTGAAGACAAATTCTGAATTATTGCTTTGAACGTCTGGCCATCTTTTAAATTTAAAAGTACTAGGTTCGTTAACAACAACCAGGTACTTACACCAAACCTGTTTGCCTGCATCATTTACCCCAATGGTTACGTGATTATCAAAATTCGTGTAATCGTTAAGGGAAACACCACATGCACAAACAACGAAAGATTCGTCCGGGTGCTTATTGATGAATTTCTGATATTCTCCGATATCTCTCTTTCTAAAATTTTCGGGTTCAACCATTTTCTGACTTTCATTTTTAATGTTCTCAGGAAACGGAATTCTCCTTATTCTATTAATGGACATTACATTTCTCTTTCTGGTAAGTGTTGTTTCATAGAAGGAACAAATTCGTCTGCTGCCTCTCCATAAGAAACCCCATGCTTCTTTAAAAAATTAGAAGCTATCATTTTATATGATTCTCTGTGCCCTTTGTTTCTAAGAATTTGAGCTGCAAGAACATCACTGTATTTTTCATCAACTGAAGAATCTTTTGATAACATCTTTGCTATTTCCACTGCTTCAATTGCAATCAAGTGGCTATCGTTGAACTTTGAAAAACTAGGATCTTCCTTATGGATGTAAATACTTTTGTTTTCTGGAACTGTGTAAATACCCCCAAGTTTTTTAAAATTGTCTATATGAAGGCTGTAATCTGGATGATTATTATCTATTAAAACAACTTTAATGGAAGGATCTATAATACTAGGTCTTTCTAAGATAGAATCACCTTCTTTTAATAGCATATCTGTTCTCATATCATTATTCTTAGATTCCATTGATCCCCAAATAAAATTACCATTATTGTACTTCAATGATGTTATAAATTTTTCCTTGTTGCTCATAGCTGATGTACCTTGCTTTGATTTGTCCAGATGCCCTCTATCGTCATAAAATTCTAAAGCATAGGAAGGAACGGTATAGATCTTTTTAGATTGTAAGCTTCTCACCTTGAATCTAGTTCCTTTTCCGTCGTCTGTTCTTGTTGATGCCAGAACCTCCGCTCTTATTTTTTTCTTTTTGGTATTAAGTCTAACTAAAACTATATCACCTATTTGATATTCTTCTCCCTTAATATGATCGTATGGATGTATCTCTCTTCCTTTAGCCTGCGATAAATCATCAAAAGGTTTATACTTAACTTTAAAAACCCCGTTAGAGCTATTAAATCCGTCTCCGGAAAAAGACTGAGCAAATTGCTCATTTAGTTTTTTAATTTTCATTTCTTTCTTTTATTAAGTTCTTCCAAGACATCTCTGATTTTTCCAGCTAAGATGTAATCCTCCTGCTCAACGCATTCTTTAAGTCTTCCTTCTAATATGATAGTGTCATCCATTTCAAAGAAATCCTGTGGTATATCAAGTTCTTCCCTCATCGTTACACTTTGAGGTATAAAATGGACTTGAAGTTTAGATTCCATAATTGGAATTTGAATTTCCTCTGCTGGCTCATCTTCACTCACCTGGATGCTTTCTATGATTTCCCATTCCCCGTTGACCCAAAGAATGGTCCAAGGTCCATAAGACATTTCGGGAAGATCGCTTTCTATGACATATTCTAAAACCTTATACAATTCCTCTTTTGCAGAGTCTATTGTTATTTTAGAACTTCTTTCTATGCCCTTTATTTTAACCTGTTCGTATCCAATTCTTCTGTCCAGTATCTTATAGAATTTAACTATCTGATCCCAGTCAATAGATGATATGATTCCGTCTATAAGTTTTTTATCTACCTCTGTTATTTTGGACATATTATATGGGTATTTATTTAAAATTATTATACCTATGGATTAACCTCTATAAAAATCAATACCGGTTCATAGTTGTTATAGCTGATTCCAGTTTGTAAAACAATCGTTGCATCGTTAGCTGACCCGCTGTTTACCGTGAAACTAGCTGTTGATCCTGAAATGTTAAGATCGTTAATATCAAATTGATATTTGCTGTATTGATTTTGTTGGGATAAGTATAAATATCCTCCATTATTTTTCAATCCAGTTAATTCCGTGGTTTTATCCATGCCATAACTATCAGCAATATTAAAATACACCTCAGTGTTTTGGAAAAAGCTCGGGTTATATGTCGCTGCGTATGTTGCCCCTTGGTCTATTGCAAAGATAATATCTCCAACATTATCTGGTGTAAATGGAGGGGTTACTGCACCTTCACTTGTATAGAAATACCAATCCCCCGTATAAACAGCTCCAGGGGCACCGCTAAGTGTAGGTGTCGGAGCAGGTGTTGGCGCTGGTGTCGGAGCAGGTGTTGGCGCTGGTGTCGGAGCAGGTGTTGGTGGCTCCGGTGTTGGTGGTGCTGGTGTCGGAGCAGGTGTTGGCGCTGGTGTCGGAGCAGGTGTTGGTGTCGGTGTAGGAGATGGCGATGTTAATATGCCATTCTCTGCGATCTTTATCCAATTTGTTCCATTATAAAATGCCATTACATTATCTGTACTAGAATATCCAAGCATTCCAGGAACCGGAGAGGGTGTTGCCAATATATCCGATGTTGATCCAACTAAAATTCCTTTAGACCCGAGCGGTAACATATCAATGTACCAAGTCCCGTATGTTCCGCTTCCGGTAGAGGACGTTGCAAGAAAATTCATCAATCCATTAGATTGTGTGTAAGATGCGATAGTTCCTGTCATTGTAGCGGAAGGGTCTTCTTTAGCAACAAGTGTTATGGTTTCCCCACCAACCCATGGAAGATTTGGCGTAGTTATTATGCTTCTGTTTCCGTTAGCTACAAATAAAACAGTTGTTGATATTGCTGAATAGATTCCCGCTGGTTGATCACTGGATGTCCCAGATGTACCTGATGTCCCGGTTTGTCCAGAGGTTCCTGCAGATCCGGAAGTTCCCGTGGATCCCGATGTTCCAGCAGATCCAGAAGTTCCTGGTATAGATTCTCCGGAGGTTCCTGACGATCCTCTTGTTCCTGATGTTCCTGATGTTCCGTTACCCCCTGATGTTCCTGAAGATCCTGATGGTCCTTCTTCCCCAGATGATCCTGAGGATCCACTAGTTCCAGTAGATCCTGATTCTCCAGTAAAGAAATTAACCCATCTTGCTGTTCCATCTATACCATCAGACATATTACCAGATGATGGAGTAATTGTCATGCCTGATGCAGATATTGAAACTGCAACTCCGTTCATAGCATCAGCAAATCCTGGTAATGATTCTATTGTTACCGTGCCTATTGAAGATGACGCTTTTATTGCTGGCCCTGATATATTGGTTATATCTGAAATGTCTGCTACAGCAGAGACTATTCTATTAGCTGTTAGATATGCAGTTCCTTGCCAAGGTATAGTTATAATAGAAGATCCGTTGTATGATAGTGTAAAATTTCCAGATCCTGTTGATCCTATAGTAAATGAAAATTTAGAAGAAACCTCGTCCTGAAAAGCATATCCTTGAAAAGCACTACCTGTGAATCTTATTTGTCCTACCTCCGGAGTTTTAATTTGATCGTTAACCTTATCCACGCTGAATTTGATTCTACCATCGCTTCCGGTTTCATTGTAAAGTAAAAGATCCCCACCGATAAATGCATTTTTAGAAACGTTTATGGAAGATCCTATAATGCCACCATTTGTTCCATCTAAGCTGATTTTTGTTGCTCCAATAGCAGGTAACTTAACACTATTAGATTTTAATATGTCAAGTGTAAATGTCGCATTTTGCGAATTGATAGTTGGGTTAGGATCGAATTCGATCCCAAAAGCAGTCTGCAATAAATCTATCGCCTGCTGAATCTGTTGAAAATTAGATTCTGTTGTTAGTCTATAATCCGGTGAATTTAGTACGGATTGAAGGTTTAAATCGGTTAGTTCTGTCATTTCTGGTGGATACTTTACTTATATATCCGCAAGAAATAAGCAGGTCTAACCTAATAGATCTTTAATTGATTTGGAAAATTCTTTAAATTCCTTAGGAAAATATTTACCCAGCTCCTTTACCTCCCTGTTAGATATTTCATACTTGGACTTTATGAATTCTATGACCTCCTCGTCAGGAACAAAATCCAAGGATTTTTCTTTCTTTTTTGTGGCAGTATAGAACCACCCAGGAGCTGCTTTATATTTGGTGTTTAGTGTTTCTTTCCAGTAATCTATAACAGACACCGGATCGATCTTAGTGTTATTAAGAGCATTAGCTTGTAAGGGAAACGAAATTGACATGATTCGATTGATCATAAAAAAATTTCTAGCCTTATCATGTTTGGAAACGTCTTCCCAATTCTTCTTGTTGAAGAATGCTTTTAAAATATCGAATAATTCCATTATTTAAAACTCTTAAAAGGGTTAAATGCTGAAGGAGCTTCATATTGATCCCATCTGGATCTTCCTATTAAATTCTTTTTGTCCGTCAATACTGGTTTTACTTCAATATCTGTTGTGGAATATGAAAATTCCATATCTGCTAAAACCTTTTCCGGTATCACCTGGTCGGAAAGCCAAACAAGCTGTGCGTTCTCGTTATAATTGTTTGCAACCTCCTTTCTATTTGTTGCGTTATCTGTGTAATTTAAAGATCTTAGAACATACCCTGAAATCCAATCCTTGAATTCATCATTTTTCCAAACATCTTCTAATTTAGAATTGCCCCAGCCAGACTGCTTGAAGCTTTCATAAATGGATTCAGCTTTAGCCTTTGTTAGCTTGAATATTTTACCAGGAGTTTTCTCATACGAGAATACACTAGGAACATCATCACCCTTATCACCAGTTAAGATCTTTTCAAATGTTAATCTAACAGGATCTGTAAACTCTAATGTTCCTGATGATGATAAGTGAATCATTTTGTCTTTTTCTGTGTCTGCTGCAAAATCAAGATTAAAGATTGATGTTTCTCTTTCTTTGTCTAGATAATCTTCCTTCCAATTATTAGCACAATAGATTTTATTATTCTTGGAATTAGCGTTCCAACAAATTGTCCAGGTGTCTTCGCATCCAACTAATTGATGACTGTCTTTATCCCCTGAATACACAACAACGTTATGACCAAGATCCCTTAGCTTTTGGTTCCAAAACCATAAAAGATCGTCGCCTTCTGCACCATTGGATTTGGAATAAATGTATCCATTCAATTCTAGGAATTTTCCGAATTCATCCATAAGATCAAAGAATGAACCCCAATCTACTTTTTCGTCTTTTACCCTTGATCCCTTATAATCTGCTCTTTCTATCTTTAAGTCCTTTCTCCAGGATCTTGAATCTTTACAAAATATAACATGCCCATTTACTGGAAGTTGATTCAAAGAATAACAAAGATCCGTCATTATCTTTCTCATAAACATTCCCTGGTCAGCATCTTGTGAGAGTACTTCTCCTGGCTGTTTAGAACCAAAATCTGAAAATATAGCAAAGGTCTTATGAAAAAGATAATTGCCGTCTATAATTACACTAACCATATTAAAAATCGTGATTTGTTACTCTCATATCATAGTTGGAAAACTCGAAAAAATCCTTGTCGTCTGCTTCTATCCTACGATCAGCAGAATCAGCATCTCTCCTTTCAAGTAATCTTTTTCTGATGGTGTCTTTATCAGGGTCTATAAAAATCACAAAGCAATTTTTTCTATCCTCTGGTTTAATGTGGTTGACACCTCTTGGAGTCATAATAAACAAATTAGAATCCTGGAAATCTTTTACCAGGGTTCCATATTTCCATCCGTTGAATTCGTCTATTTCATAGAATTCGGGAAGATTGTCAGAGAAAAATTGAACATCCGTGAATTTATAATCTTTTCCCTCAACTTCTCCTTCCCTGATAGGTCTACTTGTATGGGAAACACAATACCTAAATCCTCTTGCTTCAAACTTTTTACGTAAAAAATCTTTACCTGATCCACCCCTACCAACTATTACTATTTTATTGATCATTATTGAGTTAATTTTTGTAATGAATAAAACAGAGATAATAGACTAACTACTGGATCAATCACCTGGGTTCTTTGAGCTTGGTGTTGTGCTATTAAGATCATAGCTGCTGGAATGATCTGTACTTTTTCAGATTTCTTTTCTTTAACCCAATCAATAAATTCACGACCTAAAGATTCCATTATTTCTCCAACAGAATTGGAATATTGTCCAACGATTGTTTGGTAGCTCTTAACCGGATCTAATTTCTGGAAGATCATTTCATATAATTCTTCATAATCCCAAGAAGATTCTGATACTTTTTCTTCTGTGATTGAATCAAGACCCTGTATTTGCCATCTTTGAATACAGTTCAATCCAGATCTCATATCCGGATAATATTTCTTAACAAAAGAATTTAGAGCATTATCGTCGATTGAAATGCTCATCTTAGTTAGAATAAGTTTAATTCTAGATTTCCACTGATCCCTTAAATCTGCTTCTTCCTCCTTGTTAACCGGATCAAATATAAAAACCTCAAATCGACTTTGCATAGGTGCAGGAACTTTATTGATCCAGTTACACGTAGCAACAAATCTTGTTGTTTTTGCAAATTTTTCTATTGTACCTCTAAGTGCTTTATAGAATTGATCTGATGCACCATCAAACTCATCCAGGACCACCACCTTCATGGCATTCTCTTCGTTCATGATAGAGATAGTAGAACAGAATCCTACTATTTTTTCTCTAACAGTATCGACTGAGCTCTCATCTGAAACGTTGATAAAAAGTCTAGGTGAATCTTCTGAAAGAATTTTAGCCAATGATGTTTTTCCAGAACCTGGTGATCCTGTCAGTAAAACATTCTGCTGCAATCCGTTCTGAAAAGCATCCTTGATTCTTTGAGGAAGAATCATGTGCTTTAATTCCTTTGGTCTTAATTTCTCAGTTAATAGTGTATTGATCATTATTTCTTTTTGTTAAATCTTGTTACTAAGTTCTCTGGCTCTGTTTTGTCGCTTCTAACCTCTATAAATCTCGGTAAGAATAAAGATTTATTACCGTTCTTATCTTCTATAGGGACATTATATTGTAATGTTACAATTCTACCGATCAAAGAATCTGGATCTTTCGATAGCGATATAAGATCTGCTTCGGTGAATCCAGAACCAACTTTTACCTGATATTCACCTGATGCATCCTTGCAGTTAAACCCTCCTATGAATCCTTCTCTTTTTCCCTCTCCTGGATACCATCCGGTAACCTCCAAATCGCAATCTTCAACCTCTTTGAATTTGATCCAAGACTTAGATCTTTTGCATTCGTATACATGGGAAGGATCTTTCATAATAACTCCTTCACCTCCGTTAGCTACAATCTCTTCATATATTGGCATTAATTCTTCTTTGGTTTTTGCCTCCCATTTTCTTGCCATGGTAACATTAGAGGTTTCACCGCCATTTTTGAAAACCGTTTCTAATGTTTGTCTTCTGATTGTATATGGTGCTTCGCCTTTACCAGTTCTGATGGATGACATTCCGTCGACATCAAAAACATTGAAAAGTAGGTCATCCCCAATGGATTCTTTAGGAGAACCTTTTAAGATCTGATTAACCTTTCCACTTACACTTTTTCTGTCTTTATCAGTTAATTCACCATCAAAGAAGATATCACCAAGGTCTCTACCTAAATGGAGAAGCTGTTCTGCTATCTTGCTTAAGTATTTAACATCTAGTTCGTTGAATGCTCTTGTATAAAACTTTGGTTTACCACTCTCAATAGCACAGATAACACGAACTCCGTCGTATTTTTCTTCGCATACAATCGAATTCCATTTGTCAATTGCCTTGTGATCGTCTTCAGCTAGCATTAGGCTAGGATCAGGAATTAATTCCTTTCCGACTGCTTTATTGATGAGCTTAGCACCCACCCCTATGTTCATTCGCTTTGTAAGCACTTTAGCGAGTACTTTATTTAATTCCGTATGATAACCAGTGGATTCGACTAAACGTTCAGCCTTGGTCCTTAAATTGTCGTTTATAGCTGGTGCTTTCTTAAGCTCCTCACACAAACTAACAAATTCGGTAAATAGATTCTGATTTTCTGAAGAACCCGATGCTTCACTATAATTTAGTTTGTGAAGCTTTGTCGTAACAAAGGGGTCAAAACAAATGGAAAGGATGTACTCCAGTTCTGGGGTTAGATTAGAGGAGATTAACTCCTGTTTTCTCTTCTGAGATCCCTCTCCTGTGGATCCTTCAATTTCTAGTAATAGCTCTAATTCTTTATGCATGTTTATTTATTTACAGGTCAAATGTAAATAAAAAACTCAGTTATAAAAAATGTTTCGGGATTAAGGGGCTGGTGCCTCTTCCGCTGCTGGGGCAGGTTCTGGGGTAGCTGCTGGCTCTGCTGGTGCTGCTTCAGTTTCTGCTGCTGGTGCTGCTTCCTCTGCGCCGGCTTCTGCGGCAGGTGCAGCTGATTCGCCACCTCCGGAAGCAGGAGCTGCTGATGCTTCCATTTTTGCAGCTTCTTTACCTTCTTCCTCTTCCTTCTTTTTATAGATGTTGTTAACCCTTCTATCTTCATTGGTTAATCCAAGGAATTTATCGATAAGGAAGTCTTGACTAAAGTAAGGTAATTCTTCTTCGCCTTTCTTTTCTTTGATCTCAGAAAGTCCAGCTATAAAGTCAATCTTTTTAATTAATTGTTCAATCTCTTTTGATTCACCAAATTGATTGTCAGAATTAAATTTAAGTCCAAGCTGAGTTCTAAAAACAGGATCGCTATCAAGCTCTGGATAATCCAGTGTCATTTGAATCCATAAAGGCTTCAAAAGAATTTCTTGATAGATTGATCTGATTCTATTGATAAACTTGTTGTACCTGATCTCGTCTCTTTCTGCAGATTCTGCACCAATCTTATAAGTACCTACTGTACCACCGGATCTTGCAGCAAATCTGTTAAATGGAATTTTAGAATCTGCTTTTAATTTATTAAAGAAATAAACAACAGCATCTATCACATTTAGATTTGGTCCTGCATTATTAATTGTTTCTACCTTAGGTGATTCCCCGCCCTGAACTGGGAAAAGATAGTTTTTGTAGAATTGTAAGTTTGGTCTACCGTTAATACTCAATTCACCAGAATCGGTGTTAAGCTTGATGTCCTCTTTGTACATAGTCATCAATTCACCTAAAGTCTCTTTAGCCTTCTGTGGTGATCTTGATCCTACTGGTATTGTCATCTTCAAACGGAATGAAGCATTCATAACATTCCAGATAATTCTGGTATGCTCCATGATCTTCAATAAATTATGTGATCTGATTAATCTTTCAACATAACTTGTTCTGCTTGTGCTGTTACCGTTAGCAAAAGAAACATAGATCACTTGCGAATCGTATAATTTTCTTTCTCTTACGCTATCATTATAATATTGATACCAAATTTGAACCGTTTTCCCGCCTGGTGTTCTTTCAACTGAAGGGGTTAAAGAAACTGGATCTAATTCTTTAAATCCAACTATTTGTTTTCCGTCATCCGAATAAACTATCTCAAAAGATAAAAATCCATCGATTAAGAATTGTCTAAAATACTGCCATGCTGAGATGCCATTATTGAATCCGTGTGAAACGTAGATCTTTCTGAAGTTTTCTCTTAATGCGTCTGCTACTTCATCTTTTAGATCCATATTAACTAAGGAAAGAGAGCAACAGAAATTTCTGTCATCATAAACAATAGCTTCATCAGCAAGTATATCAAGAATCCATTCAATCTCTGCATTAAGAGCAAAGCTTCTTAAGAAATCTCTTTTATATGGATAGTCCTTATCAAAATAAGCAATATACTTTCTACTTGTTGTATCTGCTGCTGCTAAACTAAAAACGAAATCCTCATCTGAATCTGTTAAAGATAATCTTTGTCTCATCATAGCTTCAGATACACCAATAGCTTGAGAATTCTTCACAACAAGATCCTTATACTCCATTCCGAAGCTTCCGATTTTGCTCACAGCACGAAGTATACGCCCCATGTTAGGGTTGTTCTGTGAAAAATTGTCTATGAATCCTGCCATTTATTAAAGTTTAAATTCTTCTTCAGCATCTCCTTCTGCACCAGCAGCTCCTTCTTCCCCGCCAGCTTCAGCAGCAGCTTCAGCAGCTTCTTTTTTCTTCTTCTCTGCAGCAGCTTTAGCTTTTTCATTAGCTATCTTATCATCATCAGTCATACCAAGATACTTGTCTAAAACATATTTTAAAGAGAAGTATGGTTTGCCATCTGCATCTAATAATCCTGCAATTTTAGTTACCTGATCTTTTCTTGCATTTAAAATCTCCATGTATTTTATTTCTGCAAAAGAGTTATCCTTAACATAGTCTAAACCAAATTGGCTTTTAACCATGAAGTCTTTTTTGTATTCTGGATAATCCAGACAGAATTGAATCCATAATGGTTTTAATAGAATGTCTTGGTATATGGATCTTAATCTTGTGATGAACTTGAAGAATCTAATTTCTTCCTGATCCAGACCTTCTGCGTTGCCACTGAATGTTCCTTGTGTTCCCCTGTCCTCCCTATCAAATCTTGAATAAGGTATTTTAGAATCTAATTTAAGTTTATCAGCAAAATAAGCCAATGCTTTCAAGTCACTAAAAGGTGTTGCGTCCCCGCTTCCTGCTAATGGTGTTATATCAGGGGTTCCGTTTGGTGTGGAAGGCATTAAATAATTCTTAAAGAATTGTATATTAGGTCTTCCGTTAACGAATAATTCTCCGCTGTCTTGATCTAATCTGATATCTTCCTTGTAGATACTCATCAATTCAGCAAGAGATTGTCTTGCTTTCTGTGGTGATTTAGTTCCAACAGGAACCGTCATCGTCATTCTAAATGAAGAGTTCATCACGTTCCAGATTACTCTGGTGTGCTCCATGATTCTTAAAAGATTGAAAGATCTTATCAATCTTTCTGAATAGCTTATTCTCGTTGTTGTGTTACCCTTAGCATAAGAAATGTAGATAATCTGTGAATCGTACAATTTTCTAGATAAAGCAGGATTGTCTGGATACTGAATCCAACACTCAACGAAATTACCATCAAGTTGTTTTTCAACCGAAGGTAATAATGAAGCAGGATCTAATTCTTTAAACCCAATCACGTTTTTACCTCTTGAATCAAATATGATCTCAAAAGCTAAAATACCGTCTATTAGGAAGTTTCTGAAAAAGTGCCATGCTGAAATACCCTCGTTGAACCCGAATAGATTGTAAATTTCTTTATATCTGTCTTGAATCTTATTTTCTATCTCCTCGCCAACACCTTTTATGTCTGTCGAAACAAAATATGAGAAAAAATTCTTATCATCATAAACGATTGCCTCGTCACAAACAGTATCTAAAATGAATTCAATTTCCGGATTTAGTGCAAAATTTCTAAGATAAGTCTTTTTATTGATATAATCCCTATCAAAATAAGCTATGTACTGCTTGGCTGTTGTATCTGCTTTTCTTAGGGAGTATAGGAAATTCTCGTCTTGTACCCCACCCTTTGCAAGAAACATTGCCTCAGTTGTACCAACTGCTTGGGAATTTTTCACAACCATATCTCCATAGTTCATGCCGAAAGACCCTATTTTTCTAAGGTTGTTTAGCACGTTGCTAAAAAATGGATTATTCCTATTATCGCCTAAAAATCCCGCCATTATTGATATTTGTTATATATATCGTTCAAAGCAGCCCCCTCTATAGATTTGGTGTTTAGGTAAACTAAATGCTTCCATTCTTCTCTCTCAATTTCTTTTAGTCCCTTAATTTTTTCCATCTTATAGCCAGTGTATGCATGATTATACTTGATACCACCCATTAAAGTTTCTAACATCTCTGAATCAAATTTTAAAGGCATCTGCGCAGATCTATCCTTTTTTTCGTTCTGATCCATGATTTTTCCGTAAATAGCATGCAATCTAATGAAAAAGTTTGTTCTGTCTCTGGGGGTTAAAAGAATAAGATCTATCCCCCTAATTATGCTTTTAGTTGGAGTTATCTCCCTTGATTCTAAAAATACTATAGGTCTTCTGTTTATAAATCCTTTTTCAGCTTTTAGTTCGGAATCATAATAAAATGCGTAGATTCTTCCTTGTATTAAGCTTTTTATAGGATCGGAAGACTTAAGAACTGAGTAATTTTTGCTGTAATGCAAAAAGCTCTCCTCCGCAAGTTTTGCAGGGGATCCAGCACTCTCTATGGCATTTCTTATCTCTATCTTGAAGTCCATTATCTAAAAATGAAATTTTCATCAATCGCTCCAAACCTATATCCGTTGTACTTTGCAAAATTCATAGCAGCATCGAATTTAGCTCTGTTAACTATCCATGTCTGCATTTGATCGTTATGTGATCTAATTCTTTTTTCCGTCATCGGCTCCTTTAATACTGGCTTCTTATCTAACTGGTATTGGGCCGATGGCTTTATCTCGATGATCCAATCCTCTGTCGTTCCATCTTTCTTTTGAACCTTGATATAATAATCAGGATGGTACGTGTGTGTCTTTTTATCGATTGGATTCCAATATTCTATTTGTACTGCTTCCGATGCCCATTTTATGATGTTTGGGTTCTGGTCGCAGTACATACAAAATCTTCCCTCCCAAGAGGATCTATAAATTATGTTGTGGATATCACCAATATACTTCTCCGGGTTCCTTGGAACGAATTTTCCGGATTTATATCTGCCATTAGGTTTGACATTCTTTATATTGGTTTTAGACATTATAGTTTTGGTTATCGTCTTTCGTCAGTCTGGAAAAAGGTATAGTCTTTATAGATCTTGTCGAGTGGATCTTTTTCCATCCTTTTTGCATGCCATTCTTAGCAATCTGAGAAATAAATGCAAACGGATTATCCGATTTGTTTGGATCAAATCGATCCCAATATTTAATCAAATCCTCCATACCAAATGCGATACAATCTTCTTTATCTTCGATGTCCCTATAGGATTTTGTTTTAGAAAGACCGTTTACTATCAGGGTAAACATTTTAACCGTTTCTGCTGTTAATCTCCCCTTCTCTTTTGATTCTAACAACGCTCTTTTTAGTTCTTTGTTTTTAACATACTCCATTAGGTTTAGTGTGTATTATTTTCTTGGGAGAAATGACCTTCTAATGTTTCCATCTGTCTAGTTACATCTTCCTCTAAAGCCACAAGCTTTTTAATTGCATCTTGTATGGTCTTCAATCCTATTTTACTGTTAGAATGGCTAGTTGTTTCCAATTCTTTCAATTTACCTATGGTCTTTGTCAAATCGTCCGCAAAAAAAGAGAGTTCGTTCCCCATACCTTCGGAAACGAACTCTTCTCTATGTTCAGAAATTGTGTTTACTTTTTTTTTGTAGACGGTGCTTTAGATAGAGTTGCTCTGTTAAGAGGCTCGTGGTCACCTTTACCATTTAACTTGCTGTTACCTGGTGCTTTAGCTAAAGTTCCCTTTTTACCAAGAACTAATTTTTTAACTTTCTCTTTCTTTCCAGAAGGTGCTTTTTCGTAGTTAGCATTCTTTTGAGATTCGATAATTGCTAAATTGTGTGCTTTTAAATCTTCGATATCCTTAGAAGATCCAGCAGCTGTGCTGTGTGGTGCATCTGCTAAATTAGCATTCTTTTCTTTTTGAACGAATTTCTTTCCAGTTTTTGCTGTGTGCTCTGGAGCAGTTGCTAATTCGTGCTTACCTGAAGTTCCCTTTGGATCAGCTTTTAATTTCTTACCACCTTTAACATCTAAGTCTGCTAAGTTATGATCTTTTAAATCGTCAATATCTTTAGAAGATCCTGCTGCAGTAGCATCAGGTGCTTCTGCTAGATTAGCATCCATCGATTCGTTTGTTTCTTCCTCTTCTTGTAAATCGTTAACTGGTTGTAATTGAATGTTATTGATTTCATCAGAGATATCAGTTACATCGTTAAAGAAAAATTCTCCAGTTCTTCCGTTTTCAAACATAACTGTGTATGTTTTAGAATTACCGTTTACACCTACAACTTTACCTTTTTCTCCGTTTCTGTTGATTTTAACATCAGTGTTAATTCCGTATCCTTCGCTTTCTGTGATCTTTGTTAATTTCTTAGCTCCCTTTTCAAATCTTTCAATTTCAACTGAGATTTGATTCCACTTAGATTTTAATGATGTGGACTCGTTGCTAAGCATCACTTGAGCTTCTTTAATTTCATCAGAATTTTGTAAAGCAGGATTTGATTCAATTGCTTTAGCAATCTTATTCATTTCGCTCTCTACAACAGCTAAATTCTTTTTGATAGATTCTTTATCATTTTTCATGATAGCTAAGATTCTTTCTTCTTTTTCTAAAACTTCTGTCATAGATTCTGAAAGATCAAATCCTAAGAATTCTTTTACTATATTAACTGCTTGATTACCGTTTCCTTCTAAAAGTTCGTTCTTTCTCATAGCAGGGTTTACTTTATGAACGTAAACCTTTTCACCAAATTTAAATACGTTAGCTTCTACTCCTTCGTAAATTTTAGAAGATATCTTCTTACCAAAATCGATTTCAGAAAGATAATTAGCTCCTTCTACCACTTGAACTGCATGCTCAATTGCATTAGCAGATCCTTGGAATCCATTTCTTAATTCGAAAGATAGTGTGAATCCTAATTTATCTTCTGCTACTCTCTTACCGTTGAAGAATATATTTTTTGTATCAGTCTCGCTTTCAAAAACAACTGATAATTTATTTTTACCGATGTAAAGATCTAAACCACTTTCGTTGATTTTAACGTTTGGATTAGAAAGTGCTAATACTGCATTTAAGAATTTACCAGGAAGCTTTGAAGCTTCTGCTCTTTCCATAACCGATACGCCTTCTTCTGTAGCTCTAAAGAATCTATCAGATGTTACAAACACTGAAGAATTTTCTGTAACTAAGCTTGGTGCAACAATTGGATTAACACTGCAAGTATCAGAAGCAACTTTAATGCTAAATCTGCTTGATGATGTATTTTCTAAATGAGATACTTTTTCAACTAAATTTCTAACTGTTGGATTGAATCCCCATTTTTTAAGATCCTTTAAAAGACTCTCTGAGATTCTTTGATCTGAAGATAACCAGTTTCTCATTGATTCAACAATACCAGAAAATAAATCTTTACCTGCTGATCTGTTAATTTCTTCAATTGCTTTTGCTACCTCAATTTCCCTTCTATTGCTTTCAAAAGTTTTCTTTAGGGTGTCTAATGCAGATTTTGCATTCTTTTCCCAAGCAAATGCTTCTAATTCTGAGATCATTGATTCAATCAGGTAAGCTTCTGAAATACCTTTAATAGCTGCATGATTGATGTATTTCTCAACCAGTACCTTAGCTTCTGGCAATTCAGTAAATGATGTGTTATTTAAAGCCATTGCTGTTTCTAACACACCAACAGAAAAAGAAGGCTTAACCATCTTCCTGTCTTCTGTAGACATGTTTGCAATTTCTTGCTGTAAACCATCTGTATATGAGCCAGCAGATCCTGCGGTAAAAGATGTATTACCACCCCAGCTTTCGTTTAAAAGAGCTGCAGCGGCTTTTGCCTTTTCCATTTTTATCTGTGACAGATTATCGTCGAAATTAATTCTATCCATTTTGAGGGATTTATTTTTATTCTATATATCTATCTTTTCGAAGGTTTCTTATATCTCCGATCATTAAGCATATCTTCGTTTAATAGTACTAACACCAAAAAAGTACAATAATATAATCATTAACGTTATACTTTTGAATTCTAACATCACTGGCATCTTCTTTAGTGGAAAATCCCATCTCCTGAAATTGGTAGGTATAATTACCATTTTCGTCTTTAATTTTAACAATTGCGTATTTTTCTTCCATTTTACTATTTTATGTAACTGCAGTTAAAATCCATCTTGCCTGATTTGGCGCCCCTCCTATACTCAATCCCCCAACGTAAATAAAAGTTGCGGTCTGGTTGATTCCTATAGTTTTATTAGAAACCCCTAAAACTAGTCTATTTGGTGCTAAAGATCCTGAATTTTCTTGTTGGAATGTCTGGTTTTTATCTGTACCGTTTACAACTAGCATATATCTACCGATTACCCCGTTCGAAAACCCGGTTATGCTAGATGCAGTGGTACCTGTAATTGTAAAAAGAGATCCTGCTGATATATTATAATCATTTACTGTAGATGCGGATGGAATGTCTGTGCCTTGGGTAAATGTAAGAGTTCCGGTAAAAGCTCCAGAAGTTCCGCTTGTACCTGTCATACCGCTAGTTCCCGAACTTCCAGCAGATCCGGAAGTACCGGTTGAGCCTGAAGATCCAGTTGTTCCTGCAGATCCAGAAGATCCGTCTTGTCCTGATGTACCTGATGTACCTGGTAGGCCAATACCACCTGACGTTCCTGACGTCCCGTGCGATCCATTTTCACCAGAGGTACCAGATATACCTGCTTCTCCTGAGGTACCAGAAGATCCCGAAGCACCGGTTTCGCCAGAAGCCCCTGAAACCCCATCGGTAACAAGAACGTTCCAATTTTCCATGTCTAAATCTGGACTAAGAGATCCGATGGGAATATTGTTAGCAGTACTTATGTATACTATGCCATTATGTTTAACTGCATCTTCCTTAATATACGCAAAGACACTTAGGTTGGAACCATTCCCAACCCAGGATCCTTTCCAGGTCATAGTATTTGGCATCTCTAATTCTTTTTATTTTATATATCCTTAAAACAAGAGATCGTTACTTAATATACACTGCATAAGATTGAACATCAGTTCTTAATGAATTCGCAGTGGTGGCGACGTTAGCCATACCATATAAAGCATTGCTGTTAGGATTGGTCCATGATCCAGTACCTTGCGCGTTTCCAGATCTTCCATCAGCCTGTAATTGTGTACTTGGTCCACACACTGTCCACCAAACACCAGCTTGGTATATCCAATCCCCTGGGGCATTTACTGAGAGCGATGTGCTCATTGTTGTGTGTCCTTTAATCGGAGACCATGTTCCTGTCATCGGAGTGTTATTCACGAATGATGGGTAATTTGATACAGTACTTAGTGATAGATTACTAGGGTTGTTGTATACGACTTTGTTTGCTATTGTCATGTTAGCTAACAATGGTGCCTGATTATATGCTGTTGTAGCCATTTTCATAACCTGTGTACATTGCGCAGAGCCATTATGATACCACAGATCCATAGTGCTAGCCCTAAGTCTATTTAATGTCCCCTCTCCATTTTCCCAGGTGTTGGGATATCCTAATCCTAATCCAAGCCCGCCATTTGTATTATTGAAACTTGGTGTATAACCTATTAACATCCATCCTCCTGATTCATCTGTCATATTACAATAAACCCGTCTAGCCTGTGCCATTACAGATGTTTTAATATAATACCACCCCGACGTGGTCTGTCCAGAATTATAAATGTCTTGAGCAGAAGTACCAGGATTTGATGAAGATCCCCTGCCATAAGTGGATACGTTTGCATTATAATTTTGCAATACCTCAGATGACGTTAATGCCTTATTATAAATTCTCACTATACCGATTTTTCCGTCAAACCATTGTGCATATTCTCCATTATTGTAAGAGCCTATGTATAGATTCGTCGACGTGTTTAATATACTTGCTAAACTATGACTTACACTGCCTATGCTACTACCATTTACGAATGTTTCGAATGTATTAGCTGCAACATTAGTAAAGACATAAACTAATTGATACCAAATTCCTATCGTTGCGGCGTGGTTTGTACTATTTTGAAATAAAGTTGATCCGGAACCTGAACCTGAACCATACTGTGCATAAAATGTGCTTGAAGTTGTTCTAATACTATAACCAACACTTGATGAAACTCCTCCTGGATTAAATTTACCAAGAACAACATCATTACCTGCTACTGCCTGATTAACCCAAACTTCTACCGTAAAATCACCAGTTCCTGGTTCTAACAATGCATTATCTGCTACCGATATTTGTGAATTTGTACCATTATAAGAAAAATGTGGTGAAGCAAATGTTATATTAGACATTGTGCCATTTAACCCATTTCCGCTCAAATCATTAATCGTCGTTCCGCTGCCCGAATACGATGATGGATTAGACGGATCATAATGTAAAACCAAGTTTGAAGTAACATGGCCAGAACCCTTCATAAAAGAAACAGGAAATACTATCATTCTTTAATTGTAATTTTGAACATATGCCCCAAAGTATTTTGACCCATCGTAAACGAAAGTGTACACGTCATAACGGTTAGCAGTTGCAGTCATTGTTGGAATTGCAGTCCAAGTCACTGCTGCTGGCCATGATACTGTTTGGGATCCTGCTGCATTTTGTCTTATGATTAGTATATAGGTTCCTCCGGATTGTCCATTACTGAAAGTAAACGTGGTAGTCGCTGCGTTTAGTGTGTATGTCTGAACATTTCCTGTGTTCCAATCTACTGTTGTATTAGCAGTTGTATTACCGTTGGCGTCTATGCTCACCCATGCTTGACCTGAGGTTACGTTTAAATTTCCCGAATATGGGGAAGAAAACGAAGTTCCGCTTGTACCTGATGATCCAGAAGCACCGGTGTTTCCTGAGGTTCCCGAAGATCCTCTAGTTCCAGAGGATCCTGATGATCCTGATGATCCCGATGATCCCGAAGTTCCTGTAGAACCTGAGGTTCCGGAGGATCCAGAGGTTCCCGAAGATCCCCTAGTTCCTGAGGTTCCTGAAGATCCTGATGTACCATTTACCCCAGAGGTTCCTGATGAGCCATCCCCACCACTAGCTCCACTTAAATTTATAGTCCAAGATGTAAAAGTACCACTACCGACAACAGATATTGGAGGACCAAACACCATAACTCCGGTAGTTGGGTTATACGATGTAATTTGAGATATCTGATAATTTGAAAGATTATTTGCTATAATAATTTCCTGTGCAATTGAGTATCCTAATTCAGTATCTACTGTAAGTGTGCCACTATTATTTAAAGTAAATGAATCTGTTGATGCTGTTTTATATCTTTCACCTCTTACCCCAGAGGTACCTGATGTACCACCAGATCCTGAAGATCCTGAAGTTCCCGCAGCTCCATCTGAAGCCATAATATCCCAATCCCCACTTAAATCCGGAGCAAGAGACCCGATCGGAATATTAGAAACTATCGAGACGTATGATCTTCCGTTATAATAAACGACATCATTTAAACCGTATGGGATAGTACTCAAACCCCCTGATTCCATCCATCCTCCTATCCAATTGAATCCATTTCCCGAAGACCCTGAGGTACCTGATGATCCATTTTCCCCGGATACACCAGAAGTACCGGATGATCCATTTTCCCCGGAGGTGCCAGAAGATCCATTTTCCCCAGATGTACCAGAAGATCCTGATGGTCCGTTTTCTCCAGATGTACCAGAAGATCCTGATGGACCTTGATTACCAGATGTACCAGAAGATCCTGATGGTCCGTTTTCTCCAGATGTACCAGAAGA